GATGGAAGAGACACCCCCGCCCCTTTTTTAGTTCGTTCATGCTCTCCCTACTGCTTCGCTACGGCTCTATTGCGACCGTCCTGCACGTCATCCGCACACCATCCGCACCACACTTGCACCACACCTGCGCACCATCTGGAATGGGCTGTAACACGTCGGGTTACGGATTCGCTTGACATCCGCCAGTGCCGCGCGTACTCTCATCGGAAGCAATGCGACATAGGGGCAATGCCCCACACCGAAAGGATGCTCACCATGCAGCAGCTAACCGAGCAATACCGTCCACGCACAATCGAAGAATTTATCGGGTTAGACAAACCTAAGCGGCTGTGCAAACGGCTGCGAGATAGTCCATACCCGTCCGCGCACCTATTCGTGGGGGAACCGGGCATCGGTAAAACCACGATGGCACTTGCGCTCGGCGAGACGATGCCAGCGCAGCTGCACCATATACCCTCTCAAGACTGCAATCTAGATCGGCTGCGTCGTGTCATTGACAATTGCCACTACTTCCCCGCTGATGGATGCAAAATGCATCTCGTCTTAGTGGATGAAGCAGACCAGATGACCGACCCCGCGCAGCTCTATTTCCTTTCCAAACTCGATTCGACCGACCGACCACCACAAACGATTTTCATCTTCACAGCGAACGGCACGGAGAGACTACAGCCGCGCTTTCTCTCACGTTGCCAGCGCATCGATTTTTCCAGCTATGGCAACTCCACCGACGCTGCTGCGCTGCTAGAGCTGGCATGGGAGATGGAAGCGCCGAAAGATGCGCCGCGTCCTAACTTCGGCCGCATCGTGAAAGAAGCAACGGGAAACATCCGCGCCGCACTGATGCGCTTACAAAACGATCTGCTACTGAGCTAGTTACAAATTCCATCGGGGATTCTTCCCCACACCGAAAGGACGCACAATGACCACCACGCCGAAAACCCCAAAGGATGCCATTTCCGAGGGCATCGCAGCTCTCACCACACAACTCGAAGCAGGCAACAGTGCAGCTCTCACCGCGCATTTGGCTGCGATGGGTCGATTCCATTCCTACAGTTGGGGGAATCAGATGCTCATCGCACGCCAGATGCCCACTGCATCGCGCGTCGCTGGCTTCCATTCGTGGAAGTCGCTCGGTCGCTCAGTGAAGAAAGGCGAGAAAGCGATTCGGATTCTCGCGCCGATGGTGCGCAAAAAAGAGTCGGTCGAAACGGGGGAATCCGCCGAGCATGTCTTCGGTTTTCGCGGCGTGTGCGTCTTCGACGTGTCGCAGACTGAGGGTGACGAGCTGCCCGGATTCGCGCAGGTATCCGGCGAAGCTGGCGACGTGCTGGCGCGGCTGCTTCTCTTCGCCGAGTCCAAGTCGATCGCCGTAGAGTACGACGCGGACATCGCGCCCGCTCTCGGCCTTAGCTATGGCGGCAAGATCGGCATTCTCGCGGGGATGAGCGCGGCGGAGTCCTTCACGACTCTCGCGCACGAGCTGGGGCACGAGCTGCTGCACAAAGGCGAGGGACGCGGAAACAAGCGCACGCGCGAACTCGAAGCCGAAGCTGTTGCGTTCATCGTCGGCACGGCCGCCGGACTCGAAATGAGTACCGCATCCGCCGACTACATCAAGCTCTATAGCGGCAACTCGATCATGCTGCGCGAGTCGCTCGAAGCCATCAGCGGAGCTGCGCGCGAGCGGCTGCGCAGCTCGGCGCGGCTGCTGCTGGCGACGCCAGCGCCCAAACATCTCTCTTCGCGGAGGTGGCAGCATGAGCGGCCAGCTTGGTCTATTCGGTGCGCACGTTCCATCGCTCGAAGGTGTGGATAGAATCCGCCTGGCCGCGTCCTACGGCGGTGAGAGCATCGCGACAACTAGCAGCGTCAAGCGACCGCATTTGCATGACGGTTCGCTGTGGGTCTACGTCGGCGGTGGGCGGGCCGGGTCTAGCGTCTTCCGTTTGGTGCCGGTGGATGAGTTCGATGGCACGCTCACCACCTACGGGCAGAGGACCGGGACGGCCGAAGCTGCTGAGGCTGCACGGAATGATCCGATGGGCTTTTATCACGGAATGCTGGTGAAGTTCGGGCGCGAAAACTATGTCTTATGCGGGCCGGAAATCATGCTCGAAGGATGCATTTTTTCTGAGGCATGGGCTGAGGAACGCACGCGCATCGGCAACACGCCGAGCGATGACGAGGATGAGGACGGCGAAGGTGAACTCTTCGACGGCTTCGACGATGACGGGCGCACTGCCATCGGCAACCAGTGGGATGATGACAACGACGAAAGCGAGGATGCAGCATGACGATTTGGAGCTTGACTATAGACACTGAGGCGGGCCTTTCTACTTCCATCCATCCAACCGAGCAGAGGTGCTATCAGCATCTCCTCGATCTGTGGTTCCCCGAAGATCAGGCCGAGTATGCCGAGGATCGCGCGGCTGCGCTCGATGCCATCGCTCAGGGAATCCAGCCGTGCATCGCTTGGTTCACTGGCTTCTTTGAGCGCACAGGCTCGGTCGATAACTACGCCGTAGACCGTCACGACCCTGAGTGGTGCATCGACCTGGACAAGCGAGCTGCGGACAATGTCCGAGCTGCGCTGCGGGTCTATCAGTACGCGACCGACGATGCAATCGACGCTGTGCCGGCCGATTTGTTTCCCGGTCATGCGCGGCTTCTCGACATCGACATCGATGCTCTCTGCGTGCGTTTTCAGGAGGTGGGCCGTGGCTAACTGCCCAACATGCGGCGTCGAATTCTCTTCCCCTTACATCGTCTATGCCTTCCACGCGGGCGATAGCATTTGGTGCCCGCGCGGTCACAAGCTGGAGTTCCGTCCTCCCGGTTATGAGGACCTGACCGAAGCCGAGCAGCTCGCGGAGCTGGAGCGGATGTATGCGGGGGTGTCGCTTGAATAGACCTCCCGCTGGCCGAAGAGTCGGCAGCGCCGTCGTGGTGCGGCCGTGCGTCGATCAGTCGCTCACGCTCGATCAGGCGACCGACCTCGCGCGGCACTTCCTCGGCGGTCCGAGCTGGTATGCCTGGTCGGTCAATGGCGCCTGCCTCCTCGGGCGCGGACCTGGCTACATCGTCGAGGCGATCTCGGAGACGAGCTGGCGCGAGGCGTTCCGCAAACTCGGCGTCAAGCTGCCTGTGCGCCGTCATTATGCGCACGTCGGGCCGCGCGTCATGCGCGAGGGCGAGGCGGTGGCGACGGCCGTCTCAAACTCGATGGCGGAGCGCATCGCGAACGCGCTGAACTCCTACACGCCGGACAGACGCGGAACCTGAGCCGTTCGCCCGTCAATCAGCCGCAGAAACGCCGCCATTCCCCCGCGAAACACGTCGGGTTATGGCGGCGTTTGGGCTTTGGCCTATACGAGGGCAGGTGCGGTCTGTGGCAGCTTCCCATAGCGCCCTTGGGCCGCTTCCCTCCAGATGGCCTGTAGCGCGTTGGCTTCGCCGATCTCCGGGTTGCTGACCGCATTCTGGTAGTCGGCTTGCATTTGCTCTGAGGGCGTGGCCGGCAATCCGGCCAGCTGGAAGTGATCGAAGTCTCCAAGATCGCCGGGCCAGTCGCCGCCCCACGCGAGGCCCTGCGCCTTCAGCGCCTCCACCATCGCCTGGAATTGCGGGCTGTTGGCCTTCCAGTTCAGCTTGCCTCCGTCGCCCCTCAGATATGGGACAACGTCGACGGCCATGCCAAAGTTGTGCGGTGACTGACCGCCCCGCGCCCTGGTGATGATATGGCCGAGGGGGTTAGTCGTTCGTCCCTGCGCGTAGTCGAGGTTTTGCTGTGCCCAGGTGCGGAATCCTTCGATGACGCACAGATAGGTTCCCTGCTCCTGCAGCAGCTCCGCGCCTGCGCGGACGCGGTTGGCCACGTCCGGCATCACGCGGGTCATTGCGGTTTCACTTCGCTCATCCATTGCGGTGTTGCCTCCCTATCGGCGAGACGTTCTTCGCCCGCTCGATCTTTGCATCTTCGATTGCCTGTGCGTCGCTCTGCTCTTTCTCGTAGCTGGCGATCAATACGTGTCGCGGGCACATGCGCTGGCCAGCGTCGCAGGCCTTGCGGCATCGGCTCGGCTTCTGTTCCGTTCCCTCGTTGTACATGCAGCCGCCTCCGGTGCCGAGCTGGATGTCTGTAAGCGTCGTGATGTGCGGCTGCTTCATCGTCTCCGCCTCCTTCTGAGGTGTCTGGTGTTTGTGCTTCGGGCAGTAGTCGAGCGTGTCGTTGAGCTTCGTGAATCCGCCGCCGATGTCGGTGTGCTGTCCGCCGCGCGTGCTTGCGCAGTGGTCGCACATCTCGGCGTCGCAAGTCTTTCCGTCGCCGAGCGGGAAGTCGCAGAGCTTCGCGACCTGGCCGCGCTTGCAAAATGGGCAGAGCTTCTTTCTTTCTCCGCTGCGTCCGCGGTTGATGTGGATGACCGCGCCGTTTGGTCCTTTGAGCCAGTCGCAGGGCATCAGGGCCTCTTCCCTGACGTATCGAACAGCATGGATAGCTCGACGGTGTCGGCCTGCAGCCGCACGCTAAAGTTCTCTACTGTGACCGAGCCTGCGTCAATGCGCGTGGCGACCTGGCGCAGCAGCTCGCGCTCGCCGACCTTGAGCTTGCGCAGCGCCTTCCAGTTGATCGGCTGATAGATCCTCGCGCGGCCGTCGAGGATCTCCAGCTCGCCGTCAACCTCAATCCACCAGAAAGGCTCATCCGGCCGCTGACGCCGGTCGCGCCGCTTGACCGGGCCTTTGTTGCCCGCGTCTATCAGCGCGAGTCTTGGCCGGCCTTTGTCGCTGTGCGAGGTAAATGGAACGGTGCACTCGATCGACTTCACCGCGATCTGTGTCTCGATGGTGCCCTGGTCAATCGCGCAAAGATTCGGCCATTGCACGCGGCACGTGAAATACACGCGCCATCGCCGCTTCGCATAGATCGTCGGCTTCGTCGGCTTCTTCTTCATTTTCGCCATCCTCTCTCGATTGCCCATACTCCGATGCAGCGCAGCCCGCAAAAAAGCATCTTCGTTCCGTCGCTGCGGTCCTCCAGGATGAATCCGCGCTTGTCCTCGGCTCCACTCATGCATCCTGAGCAGAGCTTCGGCTGGCCCTGCTTCACTCCGCGCAGCGATTGCGCGTGCCTCTCTACTTCGGCCGCTGCTGCCTGCAGGCTCTCATCGCTTGGCACGTATGTTCTCCTCCGCGATCGCGGCATGTTTCGCCAGGAGGCGCCCGAGGTCGCGCGCTTGGCGAGGCGAGAAAACAATATGGCCGTTCCCTTCGGCATCCGTCAGTAGATCCGGATGATTGATCACAACCTCGTCGCCCTTTTCTGTCACGCCGACGAGCAGCTCGCCGCAGGGTTTAGCAGGCAGCTTGGATCGCAGTGCTAGGCCCTGCATAATCAGGAGCACCTCTTCGGTGTTAGGGCGCGTGTGCACCTGCGGCTGATATCCGGCCGCGACCAACTGAGCGCGAATCTCCTCGAAAGCTCGCGCACTCACCTCCATCACGGCATAGCTGAAAGTCATCCTCTCCTCTTTCCGATCGCCGCGCGCTGATCTGCGCCCTCGATGTCGATCGCAATGCACATTTCCTGCAATCGTGAAAACATCCGTTCTCCGATGCGATCGCCGAGCGTCTCCTTGCGCATCACGCTCAAAGGCTGGTCCATCATTGCCGCGTAGTTGCCGGCCGCTACCAGCTTCGGCCCGGCGCCGGCCGCTGGCGTCCATCCCGCGCCATGGTTCGGGTAGTTGTTCGCGATGATGGTCGAGCGCGCCGCGTTATACCTGGTGTTCAAGATGTGCTCGGTCATCGCGAAGGTCCACTCCGTGGATCTCGCAGCGCCCACTTCGTCGATCGCCAGGATGTCGGCGGCGAGGATCCTTTTGAGCAGCGCGTGCTCGGTCACATCGCTCGACGGGTTGAACGTCGCCTTGACCTCGGTAAAGAACGCCGGCAGGTCCACGAAGGCGATGCTCGCGCCCCACTGCACATTGCAGCCCTTGAGCATCGCGACGGCCAGGTGCGTCTTGCCCACGCCGCACGGCCCGGTCAGCAGCATTCCCAGCTCGCGCCGTGTTGTCCATTCCTCGACGTAGCGGCGGCACATCAGCAGCGCGGCTCCGGCCGATTTGCTCAGTTTGCCGTCGTAGGTCTCGAAGTCCTTCGCGACGTACCGTTGCGGGATGCCCGCGCGCTCAAGCCGCGCATGCAGCTTCCGCTCGACGCTGCAGACGCAGTCGCGCACGCGATTATTCTCGAACACCATCCCTGTGTCGTTGCAGGTGGGGCAGCTCACGCGGCCTCCTTGGTGATCCACGTCTCATGCACCCACACCTTGCGGCGAGGGTTCGGCCGGTTCGGGAATGGTAACCACTCGTCGCATTCGACTCGGACCTGGAAGCCGCCCCACGGTGACGGCATCACGGAGTGGATGATGGCGTTCTTCCCGATGTGGCGCACGGAGATCGCCATGGTCAGTTGTCCCGGTGCCGCGCGAACGCGGAGCTGCTGGGTCGGAAAACCTGCTTCGTCGGCACGAGGCGCACGGTGGCGGCGGGCACGAGGTCGCGGTCGATCCGCGGCAGGTGCGCCTTGAGTCCGGCGCTGCATCCCTCGATGCTGCAGCTCCCGCGCATCCACACCTCGCCGGCGTCGTCGGTGTAGATCTGCGCCTGCGCAAGGTCGAGCCTGTGCAGGTGCTCAGGCTCGGGCGGCGCGGGCTTCGGCGTAAGCAGGTTGATGACGGCGGCGCCGGCGGTGATCAGGAGCACCATCGCCGGCAACATGCAGACGCGTGCCAGATTGCCGGGCGTCGTATTGAGAAATGCGTGGATCATTTCGATTCTCCTTTACACCTTTCGCACTCCATGGTCCGTGCGCGTTGGTCGGCTTTTCGCTGCATCTCCTCGATGTTTGCCTCGGGGTTCGTCATGAAGTCGTCGCATGGCACGCTTATGGCGTGTCCTCTTGCACAGCTCGACAGCATCCAGGAAGTCGATTGCCCAATTACCGCATACCCCGCAAAGACGCCGTACGTGCGCTGATAGCTGGAGGTTGGGTCTCCTCGCCATCGCGCCCGAATGTTGGAAAAGAAAATTCGCAATAGTCGGATCATCGCGCCGGCACGATCTCGACCTGGTCGCCCGAGGCCTCGCCGTCCTCCATAGTGATGCACGGCCGTCCGCCGGCGTCGATGCGCTCGATAAGCAGCTGATGGTCGCTCTTCGCGATCATGCCCTCTACCAGCGCAAAGGTGTCGTCGTCGAGCAGGTCGCCGTCGCGGATGAGCATGATCTTCAACTCCGGGTTCCACGCGATGCCGAGTGAGACGCTCACGCGGATCTGTTCAGCGTGGCTCGCCTGCACGAAGGGCAGCTCGTTGTAGAGCACCTCGTCGTCTGAGAAGCTGAGGCCGCTGATCGGGAACTTCGCGCGCGCGATCGCGTCGATGCGTTCCTGTTCTTTCGCCTTCACGATGGCGTCCTGCTTCGCCCAGGACTCCTCGGCCATGGTCACACTCTTCACCGCCATGCGATAGGCGTTGCGGTGGCGAATCGAGTCGTTGGTTTGACCGGCCCTGGTGAGCTGCGCGGCAACCTCGGCCGTGTCAGTCAGCTTGCCCACTTCCATGTGCTCGGCCTCCTTGCGCATCCGCCGCGCGTCATCGGTGGCCGTGGCCTTCTCTTCCTGCAGCGCCTTGATGCGGAGCTGCAGCTGCTCGATCTCGGCGGTAATGTCGTACGTTCGCTGCTCCCGCGCGTCGGCCTGCTCGATCTTGCGGAGCTTCGCCTGTTCCTGCGCCGCAACCAGATTGTTGTGGTTTGCCGCCTCTTCAAGCTGCTTGGTCAGCGCGGCCGTGTCGATCATCTCTTCGGGCAGTTTCGGATCGGGCACGGCAAAGGCATTCAGGCGCGCCTTAGCTGCGTCGACATCGCGGCCGGCATCGCGCCGCGCGTCATAGGCCATCTTCTTTGCCGCCTCGATCGCGTCGAGGTCGACATCGAGCGTCACCATCCTGCGCAGCGTCTCCAGCTGCTTCCTCGGCTCCATGCGCGCGAAGGCCAGCGGATCGAATGTCGTGCCGCGGTTCCACGCGTCGATCAAGGTCTGCGGCGTGGGGTACTTCTCTTTGTTCTTGCCATAGACGTTGAGCTTGGTGAGGTAGGGTTCCTTGCCACCATCGATGCGCGTAAAGGTGCGCTCCACCTTGAAATCCCCGAAGTCGATCTGCACGGTCGCGGTGCGCGCACCCTTGCGGATCGGCTGCGAGGGAATCTTCGTGGTGCCGCGGATCGCGAAGTCGTAGGCGTCGAGCATCGACGTTTTGCCGCTGCCGTTCTTGCCGGCGAAGATGACCGTCGATCCCTTCGGCCGGAAGCGCACAAGCTTGATGCGCTTCACGTTCTCAACCTGCATCGCGATGATCTTGCGGCCGGGCTGCGCAGGCGCCGCCGGCTTGTCGCAGGTGTCGCAGAGCTGCTGCTTGTCGGGTCCCTGGTGTGTAGCCGGCTTCTCGCCGCACACCTGGCACATCGTCGGGTTAGCTGCTTTCTTCTTCGGTGCCATGCGTAGTCTCCTCTGTCTGGTTGTCGATGCGGTTTTGTTCGGGATGAACGGTCACTTTCTTTACAACTTCGGGATCGAGCTCGCGCGTGTAGACGGGCTTGCGGTCCATGCTGGCGCGCATCACATCTCCGAAGTCGCGGCCCTTCGCCATCTGCTCCGTCACCCAAACAATGTCGGGCGTATAGCCGAGCATCACGCGCACGTTGGGCTTGAGTCCGGGCATGAAGTCGTGCAGGGATTTTGCGATGGGCTGGCCGAGCTGCAGCTTCTCGATGTTGGCCGGCTCAAGAATAAAAATGACGCAGGGGTCTTCATTCTCCGGCGTGTTGAGTAACGCGACGATCATCGTTCGTCCTCCTCGTCGTCGTCGTCGATCTCCGCATCCGCGAAAAGAACGTTGTTCGGATCCTCGGCGAGCTTCTCCAGCGCACATTCGATGGCCTCGGCTTCGCTTTCCGCCTCGACGATCAGGTCGCCGCTGAACTCAACCTTCCACTTAGCCACGGATGCCTCCGCTCATCAGTTCGCGGGCCGTGTTGTTTACCAAGGCGTGCAGCGCGTCGATCTTGTTCTGCTTCTCGCGGCACTCAGGATTGCTGCACAGCGTATGCGCGGCGTTCGCCCAGCTGCATGTGCGGCCGCTCAGCAGGTGGCACGGCTTGTGATACGTGCAGAGGCAGTGCACGCAGGTGCCGATCGAGTTGTCGAGCTTGATCACTCCGATTCCGACGCGGCCGGCATTCTGAAACGTGACGCCCTCGCGTTGGGTCGGCTCGCCATGCTTCTTCGCCCACTCAGGATCCTCCGGCCGGATGTCCAGCTCGAAGCGGTAGCCGAGTCTGCGGCCGATGCCGTAAAAGAGCGTGCGCAGCGATCGCGCGGTGCGCCCATGCTTGCCGACAATCTTGCCCACGTCGCCAGAGGCAACGCGCAGCACAAAGCTGCTGATCGTGTCGTTCGCGCTGGTTTCGATGAAGATGCTTTTTGGATCGTCGACCAGGCCGGCTGCGGTGGCGTGCAGCCATCGCATCGCGTCTAAGTGCGCTGCATCAAAATCGCTGTCTGGTGGGAAAATCGGGGCTTCGTTCTGAACTAAGTGAATCGTGTCCACAGGTGCCTTTCTCTGACTGCGAGGACTTGTATGCACCGATGCAAACAGAATGGCATCAATATGTCAACGGAAAAAAATAACCCCGCCAGGGCGTGCGTGCCCGGCGGGGTTCTCCCAGGGTTGCTGTCCCTCGCCTTGCGGCTTTTTATAAAGCGGCCGTCTCATCCTCCTGCAGGTTGGTGGGCAGCGGGGTGAGGGTGCTTGGATCGGTGACGGAGCCCGCCTTCTGGTAGGCGGCGATGGCGTCGGTGAGCGACTGGTCGAGGTCGGCCGCGATCGCGAGCGCATTCGGGCTGAGGGTGGTGTCGGCCTGCAGCACTTTGATCTCGGCCTGGAAGCCGCCGAGGATTGTGACGATCTCGTCGGGCACGCTGCCGCCCGAGGCCAGCGAGGTAATCAGGCCGGGGATGGCGCCGCCGAGTTGCGCAATCAGCGTGGCGATGCCGGGTGGGATGACGCCGAGCTCCTGCAGCAGGTTCGGCAGAAGCGAGATAAGCAGGGTGATGGCGGTGGGCATTGGGTCTGTCTCCAGTCGTGCGTTTGTGCGGCTGTTACCTGCCGGGTTGTCCTTCTACTTCGGCGGTCCTGCGGCTAGGGCAGTCTGCGCCGCCTGAAACTTCGCCTGCGCCGCGCTGACCGCATTGTTGAGTGCGGTCGCGTCGGTCGTGCCTCCCGAGTTGTGGTACGCCTGCTCTGCCAGGTCCGCGGCGTTGAGCGCGGTATTCACGTCGACGATGGCCTGCAGCTGTGCCGCGCTGATGCGGATCTTCCCTGCCTGCACGTCGGCCGTGGTGTTTTTCATGAACGCGTGCACCGTCTGCAGCGCGCGGTTCGCCTGCGCGTCGACCTGGTTGATCGCGCCGGCGGGCAGCGTCGCCATGACGGGCTGCTTCGGTGCGCAGCCGGTCAATGCGAGCGCGAACATCAGATAGCCGGCACAGCCGATGATCAGCAGCACAAGCGGCGCCTTAGTCGCCAGGCCCGCGGAGTTCTGCTGCTGAGGCGGCGCGGTCTGCGGAGGCGGTAAAGCGCTCGCCGGTGCGCGGAAGGCCTGCGCGATGCCGTGGATGCCGCCGGCCGCGATGAAGATCACGACGAGCTGCGAGAGCGTCGTCTGACTCATGAAGTTGGCGGGCTGCATTCCGGCGAACACTCCCACGATCGAGAGGCCGAGATTCACCAGCACGGCCCAGCGGCCCTGGATGGCGCCGTTCGGGACGGCGCGCTTCACCAGCTGGGTCACGCCGCTCACGAAGGTTGCGATCGCGATCACGCGCGTCGGCGTCTGGTGCCACAGGTCAATCCAGAAAGCGGAGCTGAAGAGTGCGACGGCTGCGAGCAGATGGACGTGCATGGCGTTCTCCTTGGGTGGCTTTGAATGGTGGGGGCGGGACGGAGCAGGGCATCGGCGAACCCGGAGTTGCAGACCATTGCAGACTTCTTCGCCGCTTTTCTGGACTCCGCCCGCCGCCGTGCTGATACTACCTCACCGGCCGTGCGCGCAAAGGATTTTCTTCGGCTGTTTGCCGTTGCCGGTTCCGATTCCCATTCAGTGACGGCCGACCACCACCATTGCATTCAGCACTTCGATAAAGTAGCCGCCGCTCATCACAATGCGCGTCGTCGTCTTTTGCTCCACGATGCGGAGCACGGTCTGCCCGGCGAGCTGGTTGAACATCCTGCGCTGCTCCTGGTCCTCCCGCAGCTCGTCCGTCGTGTCCATGCCATCAAAGGACCTCTGTCCAGCGTCTCCAGTATGCACGCAGGCTGCGCAGCAGCTCCCTCATCAGTGGCCTCGTATCGCGCGAGCCACTTCGATGCAGCCCCATATCAGCGACGGCGCGCCGCACAGGATGCCGAAAGCCCACATCGCGCCCGCCTGCCGGTTGAGCACCTTGAAAATGCGATCGAACTTTTTCAGGTTTCCATCGTGGCGCGGGCCGGCCGTCTCCCGCTCATATTCGGCCTGGTAGCTCTGGCAGATTACCCTCACATCGCTATCTGTCATCTCGCGCTGCCTCCTCTCGCGTCGCTTCCTCGCTGACACCGTTCCCCTCCGCGCTTCACCTTACCGGCTCGCGCGGCCGCTTCCACTCCCATTTTCGAGTTACCTGTTTAGTGGCAGCTCCAAACGCTGCTTCCATCGGTCACGGCAATCATGTAATCGCTGCCGCCTCCCGCGCACACGCCGGGCGTATAGGCGACTGAATCGCTGACAAACACTTGCGTCCCTGCTGGCAGCGAAGATGCTGCTGGCAACGTGCCTACTGTGAAAACCGTGACTTGCAAATATGTGTCCTGAATCACGCCGTTGCTATGAATCACCTGAGCGTCTGACGGCCCGCCCGCGCCGCTCGCCTGGCACTGCTGATGGATCGCATCGGTGTAGGCGTTGCTGTTGAGCACATGAAACCACGTGCAATTCCCGACGCTGCCGCCGAACGATGGACCATTGATGCCCGGCTTACGGTTCCAATTGATGGTGCCGGGACTGACAAATACCGGCTCGGCGGTGTAGTTGCTGTCGCATCCCCTTGACGTGTTCGCGCCGCCCACCTGCATCCAATAGTTATTCGTGTCCATGCACATCAGCACATTGCCATCCGTGCCGTAGAAGCGGTTGAAGGCGCTGCCTCCGGTGTTGTGCGGAACGAAGTCGAACCCCGCGCCGCCGCCATAGGCGTTGAACGTCCAAGGGCCTCCGGCCGGGTTGATGGCCCAGCTATTCGGGCCGATGTTGCCGTTCGGGTTTGTTACGTTACCGAAGGTGGGATTCAGCAAACGCATGTCGAAATGCGAAGCGTACAGATTCGTGATACTCCCGCTGTTTCCGCTGCCGTTGAACGGATCGCTGGCGGCCCATGATCCGCCCGGATCGTTGGTGATACTAAAGCCGTCCATCAGCAGGTCGGTTACGGTTATGCTGCAAGCGCAGGAATAGTTACCAAGCAGCGTCGGGGCGTTGGAAGTGAGAGCGGTTCCTACCAGGGAAAGATCATGCAATTTCACCGTCGCCATCGTCTGCCCGGCAGTCGTGCCGGAGCAAAAGACGCAGTTGCCCACGTTTTTCAGGGTTACATCTTCCAGGTCCAGGCTCCCGACGTTGTTCTGGACTCCGATAGCTCCACGCCCCTGGGTGTCGATGACGGAGTTACTCCATTTGAGGTCATTCAGCGTGGCCGGCAAAGTTCCAGTGAGTTGGAATCCAAGATTGGCCATCGAGTCGTACACCGTCCCGCTATAGCCGTCGATGGTCACGCTGTCCACGTTGGGAGTCAGCCCGTTGCCGCAAACCACGCCCTGGTTGTAGGCGCGAAGCGCGGAGCGGGCCTCATCAACGAACGAACCGGTGATAGACACACGCAGGATCGGGCCGCAGTAACCTTCCGCTGCATTCAGTGCGATCGCATCGTCTCCGGTGCGGAAGTAGCTGTTGGCGATCACGATGTCGCTGGCCGGCCCATCGACGTGAATGCCGTCAGTGTTGATCGCCGCGGCCGGCCCCACATCGGTGGCATAGACGTGCAGATGGTCGATATCAACCTGAGTGACGTTCCCAAGCTTCACCGCGTACTTATGCAGGTTGTAGAACAGCACGTTGTCGATAAAGATATTGTTGGCATTTTCAAAGTCCGCACCGAAACAGTAGTTAGTTTGGTTTGGCCCGTTGCCATTGAAAAACACGTTGCTGATGCCGAAACCCGCACCGATACGAGACGGGACAGCACCCGCCACGTTTTCACAATTTCCCGCTGATGGCGTTACGCCGTTGGAGATAATGTCGCCGCTGTTGGCGGCAAGGTAAAAGCCGGTGCCGAGCACAGTCACACCGCAAGCGCCGTTGGGCGTTCCAGGATCACATCCGGCCTCCGCGCCGGATGCGATGGTTGCGGGCGTGACGTTCGCTTCGAACTGCGTACTCGTCAGGCCGCTCGACAACACGCGCACGACTGCCTGATTCAGGGCCGCACAGGTGCCCAGCCCGGTTAGCTGGATAGGCTGATTTACGGTAAGCGTGGCGGATGCAATCGTGAAAGTCGCAACATTCGCCGTTACTGAGCAATTGGTGATGGAAACTGTCGAAAGCCCCCATCCGTTGCCGGCCAGAAAACATCCTCCTTCAACGGGGCATTGCAAGCCGTTTCCGGAGATGAGCGTAACATTGTGATCCTGCCACGCCACGATAGGATTAGTGGCCGTTGCACCTGCATACAGCGCATTGACGCACGCCGTTCCATCGGTGCCCCCTCCAGCGGTGCCGTCCGAGTCCTGCGGGCATCCCGCGACGGAAAGATACTTGATCTGCGCGCTCACTCCAGAGGTGCAGCTTCCCGCGACCCACGATCCCGCGCTGCCCACAACGCAGTTGCCATTCACCGGAGTCAACCCATCGGGCGAATCCGTCCCGTTGCTGATGACAAGGTCTTTTGCAGTTGGCCATGTAGTCGAGGCTGATGCTATCGACACTGGAGTGCAGCCGGTGGTCTGCCCCTTCGCGTTCAGCGTCACCTGTCCAACGTGCGTCGCGTCGCCGCACGTTCCCACGCTGCTGTTGACGTTCGGCAGTGTAGCCGTCGTCGAGCCGCTGCTGTTCGGCGGCGTCGTCACGTCTCCAACCAGGCCCGTCATTCCGGGGCTGCCGCCCGCGTTGAACAGCAGCGCCCAATAGCTCGTCGCGGTCGCCGGGTTTTGATTGATGTTTCCGTTCTGCAGGCTCACGTACCACGCATTGTTGTAGAACGCGGCCTCCGCGATCGGCTCCGCGGTGTAAGTCACCACGGAGCTCCATGGTCCGGTGAACTGGATCGGCGACTGCGAGCCGCTGACGCGCACCCATCCATGCGCCGAGGCGCCGCACACATAGTAGATCTGGCTGTCGACATCGGTGTAGGGCTGGCCGGCGTTGGTGTCGTCGCACGCGGCCGCCGGCGCGCCATGCCCGGTCGTGGGAACCCAATTGAGCTGCGTGACCGCGTTGTAACGCTGCTGCGCCGCCGCAAAGGACGTGCAGAGTGCCAGCGTTGCGAGGAGCGTCTTACAAGTGGATCGCATACAGTGAGTCTCCTGGATCGGTGAGGTAGTTGGTCGTGATGGTCGCGCCGGCGAGAGCGTAATCGATGCCCGGACGCAGAAAGCCGCGCTGTGCGCTGAATAGTGCGACAAGGACGCCGTTCGCCGGCGCCGCCGGCATCGTGTAACTCGTGCCGGGAAAGACATCGCCGCCCGCTCCAATCAGCTGCCAGAATGCCGGCGTCGTCGCGGGGTCCTGATTCAGATTGTTATTTTGCAGACTTACATAACTCGATCCGCCTTCACTTACAACCTGATTGATCGAGTAGGTGACTGCGTTGCTCCACGCGCCGAAGAAGCCGATCGTGGTTAGCGGCGCGCCGATCATGAAGAGGACCTGGATCTCGTCGGTCGGTTGCGTTGTGAAGTTGAGTTGCAGGTTCTGCCCGCTCAGCGTGTAGTTCGCTGGCAGCATGAATCCGCCGTTGATGAACGCCGCAACAAACTGCGCGCCCGCCGGCGCGGTCGGCACCGTGTAGGCGCGGCCGGGAAACTGGCCGTTCGCGATCGCGGTAAAGGGCTGCAGCTGCGAGTAGCCGATCGTGCCGCGCCCGCTGCGCACCGGATAAAGCAGGTAGAGCCTGTCGCCTTTGCTCGTGATCCATCCGAGCGAGAGCGCGGCGCCGCTCAATGTGAAGTTGTCCGAGTCCTGCAGTTGGCCGTTGTAAAAGAGAGCTGTCGCGACGCTTCCGCGCACCGTGGGCTCGGGCACGGAATAGAACTGGCCTGGCATCTTGCCGTTCGGCACCACGCCGAGCAGCGACGCAGCTCCCCACACATCCGGCGCCGCGTTGCTCAGGTCGACGGTGGCCGAGCCTGCGAATCGGTAGTTGTTCGCCGAGATGCAGCGGTTCTTCTCGTCGATGGTCTGGATGCAGTAGAAGGTTCCGGCCGGCGTGATCGCGTCGTTGCCGTAGACCGTGGTGGTCAGCGTGCCGCCGGTGAAATAGGTCGTCGTCGAAACGTCGACTAGGACGCCGCTGCCTGCGACGCGCGGCTGCTGCGATCCGTAACCGCAGAGCGTGATCTTCATCTTCGCGTTATTGCCGGCCGCGGCGCCGCTGATGCTTTTGAGGACCGCGTTCAGGGTGATGGGCATCGTCGTCTCTCAGCTGAAGATGTAAAGCATTCCCACCTGCGCGATGCGCGGGTGGTTGTGTGGGTCGGCAATGATCTTCTCTTTGAACCACGGTCGCACGGTTTTGCCCTTCTCTTCGTAGAGCGCGTCGAGGTAGTAAACGCCGCCTTCGCGCTTCTCCGGTCCGCTGTCGATCGCGCCGGTGAGCTCGTCGATGTACATGCCGTTGAATACGTCGTCGACCTCCTGCAGCACGCGCCGGAACTCTCCGCTGCCCATATTGATCTCCGTGCGCGCGGGCCGCTCGTGCGGCGCCACGTCGCCGGCGCGGTTGAGCATGGCGCCCCAATCGCCGTTGTACCAACTGAGCCGGTTGCGCAGGCAGCACATCACCGCCAGCATGGGGTTGAAGCCGCCCATATCCGCGACCTCGCCGTAAGCGAAGGCTGCGAGTTGCGCCATCATGAAACGCTCTGGGCTCACGCGCGCGCCGCCGATCGCCGGCCGCATCGCAGGTCATCTGCGCGTGGCCAGGGCGGGATGCCGCGCGATCCGTGGATGAGGTGGTAGCACATCAGACAGGTGCGGTACATGCGCTCAGATACGGCGCGGTTGCGAATGAAACAGACGAAGTGGCGCGGGCAGTACTCGCAGCTGCGCGAGCTGATCTTTCCGCATCCATGCACTCCGAATCTCATGCGCTCTTTTGCTCCTCGATCTTCTCGATCATCCTCACCTGCGGCATGTACCGCTTGCCGCGATCGCCGCACAGCTCGTTGAAACAGGTCCACGCGGCGCCGTCGTCCTGCGCCATCTGCTGGCCACAGCCGCACGCGATCGAGCTGATGCATACGTCGACACAGTCCGGATTACGCTCTGCTGTCTGCATGGGCCGCCGTCGCAATCATCCTCGCGTTCTCTGCAGCTGCTCGAAATAAAACTTTGAGACTAAGTTCTCATTCGGCCGGCCGAAGGCTTTGTCGGCCTGCATCTCGGTGATGACGCGGTGCCTAACAAGGGCGAGGATCGCGGTGCGCCATCCATGCCATTCTTCGTTGGTCGGCAAGTCGAACTCATCGAAGCGCATCACCGTCCACTCATAACCGCCGGGCACCTGCAGCTTGTTGACGTACTTGTATTCGCCGTCGACCCAGGCATAGAGCCCCACCACGCCGCGCACCACCTTGCGGCCGAGGCAGATCAGCGCCTCCGAGTACTCCGTCTCAAGCCAGCGGGGCATGCCCGTCTCCGGGCACGGCTTGATCTCTTTCTTCACGCTCGGCTCGATGTCCGCCTTGATGCCGGCCGCACGCAGCTTCTCGATGAATGCCCGCGGCGACATCGGATTGACCATGCGCATCGCGCGGTTATCCTTGCCCTGCCATCTGGTCTGGCCGCCCCATTTGTATTGCGCGTGCATTTGGCAGTTGATCTCGTGCAGCATTTCTCTTTTTTCCAGCCACTCGTTGCTCTTCGTATCGCTGACTTCCTTCTGCAGCTGCTCAAGCGCCTCGGCTACGCGCGGGTGCTGCATCAGCAGCTCCGTGCCGGTGCGCCAGAAATCATCCTCCATCTTGCCGAACACGTTCGGCTTCATCTCCGGTGTCAGCTCGTAGCGTCCCTCGTGGATCTCCTGCAGCGCGGTTTTGATCGCCACTTCGATGGGCCGGTCCTTCGGCGCGGACTGATGGCGCCGCGCGATGATGAGCGCCGGCGAACTGTTGCCCTTCCGGATTCTGCTGCGATGCGCCATTACTTGACCACCATCCAGTCCTCAGCGAGTAAGTCAGTCTGCGAGCAGAGCCATGGCACGACGGTGCCCTGCGCAGTCTTCATGGCGATGTAAGCCTGATAGGGCACCAGGCCCTCTTCGCCCCATTCCGCTTTTGCGGCTTTAGTGCGGGCTGGGTAATTGCCGGGGCCAACGTAATAGAGCCACATGCCCTTGCCATTCCAGCCCGCGCGCGCGACGCGGTGGCCAGCCTTCATATAGGCGATTGCTTCGCCGATGTCGATGCCTTCCATTTACTCCTCCTCGGTGTCGTCTTTCGCAAGATGCTCTGCGGTTACTGGAATCGTAGCGCGGCCTGCGGCTTTGGCCGCTTCGATCATCTTCGCCAGGCCAGGCGCGTAGTTCTTCGCCGCCGCGCCGCTGTCGATCGCAAACATCAGACTCTTCGCAACCTTCGGATTGCTGATGAGTCCGTCGAGCACATAGCGGATGGCCGGGCCGCCGATCGCGCCCTCGCCGGCGCCGGCCAGTCCGCCGAAATGGAAGCCGGTCGCGGCGCCTGCGATCGCAAACACTGCATCGCCGAATCGTTTGCGCGCGGCCATCGTCTCGTTTTCTTTGAATAGGCGCGTGAGCGTGTCGACGCGGTCGCCGCCGAGGATCTGCTTCGCGTCCGGATTCTTGTCGAGAAAATCCTTCCACTGCGCGCCGAGCTGCTGGCCGTTGAATCCGCGATAACGGCCGGTGATGCGCCCTGGCTGCTGCTCGATCGCATAGATCGGCTTGATGGCCTCGTGCGCATCCTGCAATACGTAGCCTGCTCGAAAATTCTTTTTCGCCTGCGAGATGTCCTGATTGGTGAATCCGTTCTTTGGATCCTCAAGGATGTCAAGCATCGCGCTCTGCGCCTCGGCGATCTTGCCCTGCACGCCCCGCCGCGCCGCGGCCTCGCTTGGCAGGTCTGCCGGATGCTTGCCGAGCTGCGAGTAAAGATCGTCGATGTGCTGGTCGAGCGTCTGCCAGCGTCCGCCGGTCACATTGTTCGCGTGCTCGTAAACCTCCTTGCCGAAAGAATGGAGCACATCGCGCGCGTCGTTGAAATTGCCGGTTGCGTCGACGGCCTTCTTCGCGTCGATCGGTGGGAACGCTGGCGCATAGGCTCCGGTCGCACGCTGATGAGCGTAGTAACCCGATATCTGCCGCTGCATGTCGTCGCGCTGCGCAAGCAATGCGCTCTGCCGCTCCTCGGGCATCGCGGCAAAGTCCTTGCCGCTGATGATGTCGTCGAGACTGCCCAGGTGAGCGGCCGCGATCTTCGGGTCTTCTGTGATCAGCGTGCCGCCGCCGGCCGCGCTGTCGGCGCGCGTGATTGTTCCAGGTCGCGATTCTTCGCTCAGCGCATACGTCGGTGCTTTGTGGGATCCGGGCGCGTTCGTGTCGCCGCGATGAATGTCGATGGTCTTCGGCTCGCCGGTGCCAGGCTCGTTGTAGGTCTGCCGCTCGCTCGGTCCTTTGCCGCTGACCGCGCGCGTTCCGGTCTGTGCTTTGCGCGGCTGCTGCGCGATGCTTCCTTCCGTGGTGTCGACGGTCGGCGTGCCGCTGATCTTGAATTTGTAGTTGCCTTCGGGGTGCGCCGTCGTCGGCTGCGCGCCGCGCGTCGCGGCGTTGGTCTGTGCCACTCTCTCGGCTACAACGTCCTTCGCCGCATTCGCGACGGCCTCTGTCGTGGTCGCCGGCTTTGCCAGCCTCGCAAGTGCCGCCTTTCCTCCCGCGCCGAGTAGATCGAGGCCTGCGCTTGCTCCGCCGCTGAGAGCTGCCGCCTCGCCCGCCTCGCCTACCGTGGCTCCATGCAGCGTCGCCTGTCCCGCAGTTCCGGCCGCGACTGCCCCATGCCTCAGCGCGAAGGAAATCGTCTTTGCGAGCGCGGGATACTTTTCGATCACGCCCATCATGCGCGATATCTCCTGCGTGCGTTGCGCCAGGCTGAGGCCCTGCTTCAGCATTCCTTCGCCGGCCATCCATTCGCCGAGCTGCTCGATGATCGCGCCGTGCTGCTCCGGACCTTCCTGCAACGGCTGCGTCACTCCAGGCAGAATTTTTTCCTCCGCGCCTTCGAGCGACTGCTTCATGTGGCTCGGCGATTGGGGGCCCGCCGGCGTTCCGCTGATTTTCGTGTCGGCCGTGTCGAGGACCTGGTCGGCGCGATCGCTCACGCGGTCCAGCCATCCGGCGAGCGTGTTCGGCACCTGCGCGAGCGACTTCACCGCGCCTTTCGCGTAACCGCCGCGAAGATCGGACTGGTAACGCATCGATGTTGGTTCGTCTGAAAATGTGTAGCCTCGGCCGATCGCATCCTGCGCTCTGCTGAAAGGCACGCTCAACGTGTCGCCGCCCGTTCCGCGCATCCCATAGGTGCCTTCGCCGGTCGGATTCGCGGTCAACGGATTCGGCGTCGCCGGCGGCGTGGCGGCTGTCGGCACCATGCCTGCAGCGAGATTGATTCCGCCTGCGGGCGGCGGTGGTGGCGCCGCTGGCACCATGCCGGCTGAGAGATTGATGGCTGGCGTTCCCATCTATTGCACCACCGGAAAGCCCTGCGCCTTGGCAGCTGCGATCGCTGCATTCACATCGCCGCCCGGATTCGCCTTCGACCATGCGCTCGGCGAGAATGCGTGCGAGGCCGGCTGCGGAGCTGCCTGTGCGGTCTTCTGCTGCTCGAAGCGTGCGGCATATTTCGGATCGAGCGCGGCGCGTGCGGCCTTCGCGCCTTCGTCAACGTCGGGCATCTGCGCTTCGTAGATGGGACTCGGAGCCGCGTTCTTCCAGGCCTGCCCGTAGGCGTCGAGTTTGTCGCCGAGCGATTGCACCTGCGTTGTGATCGCTGCATGGCGATTGCCGGGCAGCGTCGAAGTCAGCGTCTCGTGGATATTGCCGATGCCGGGGATGGTCTCGGTGCCGTAGAAGCGCGCCAGCTCCGTGCTCACCGTATTCGCCTTGTTCTGGTACTTCGTCCATGCATTGCTGTGCGGGATGTGACTCGCCGGCGTGTTGAGTTCGTCGAGCTCGTGCATGTGCTTCAGTACGGCGTTGGCCGAATTGATCGCGGCGCCGGCCGAGCCGGGCTTCTGCGATGTGAAGTCTTTGTATGCGGCTTCGTAGGCTTCGATCTTGCTGCCGTCGAAGTCGGGATATTTTGCCGCCACGTTTGCAAGCAGCTGTGGGTTGCGCGCCATCAGGTAGGCCATGCGGCCAACGGGCATCTTGCCGCTGCCGATCTCGTCGACCAGAGCTGCACCCGCTGTGCCTGGCGCGCCCGAATCGCTGCGGTCCTTCGTGGCGGCTGCATTCGCGCGGTTCGCGTTCGCCCTGTTCTCCGCGATCTTCGATGGCAGCTCCGCATCGCGTGCGGCCGTCTCTGATTTCAGATTCGCTGCGGTGGCCGCTTTGTCGTCGGCGTCGGCCTTGTTCTTCTGGTAGGCCTGCACGTCGGTCAGATATGCGCGGTTGTACTTGTCGATGTCCGCGTTGGTCGGCGGCTCACCGTTCGGGCCGAGCGGTGTGAAAAATTCCGTGTGCGGCGCTTCGCCTGGCTTCTGTCCCGGAACCCACTTCGGCACCTTCGTGCCCTGCGCCGCCGGCTGGCTGTCGATGTCGGGCTTGCGCAGAAAGATGCGAATGCCGATGCGGTTGCCCTGCTCGTCGTAGACCGGATGCGGCTGCAGGCCTTCGTGCCGGTAGAGTTCCTTTTCCCAGCTTGGCAGCTTTGAAACGATGTCGGCGATCTCGCCCGAGTCCTTCGCTGTGCCGAGGTCGTAGCTGTCCAGCGTCTTCTCCCGGTCGATCTGCTGGTTTGAGAACGTGATCGCATCCTGGCTGGCCTTCACGCCCATGGCCTTCAGCTCAAGATCATTTTTCGAAATCGCGCGGATGCCGAGCTGGTAATTCAGCTCATTCAGCTTTGCCTTCTGCTGGTCCTCGAATTGTTTTTGCGCGTTGGCGTCGGCGTCCTGCTCGCCCTGCTTCTGATCGTTGATCGCGCCCATTGTGCCGGCTGCGAATCCCTGCGCGGTGTGGGCTGGTCCGGGCGGTGCGGCCGCTCCGCGCGCCGCTCCGGTCAGCGCCTCAAGGCTGAGCTTCGCGTATTGCTGGCCGCGCGTGAGAGGAACCTGCTGCACGTTGCGGCCGTTCTGCCCATAGGTGACGACTTGCTTGTCGCGGCCGGCGAGCATGTCAGTCACTGCGTCGAGCACGCCCAGGAATCCGCCGCGGCGCGCCGGCTCTGTCGTCATCGCCGGTGCCTGGTATTGCGGTGCGGGCTGCTGCGCGATTTCGCCGGTGCTTGGTGTCGCGATGGGTTGCGGCGCATTCGCGGCCGGCGCTGGCGTGGCTGCTGCTGGCGGGGCGGCGGCCGGTGGCGTCGTTGCGCCCGCGAGGGCTGCGGTTGGATCGTCCATCACTCACCTGCCTTTCGCAATGCGAGGTTGAAAAGAGGCAGGAACACCCTGCGCAGAATCGGCCAGCGGCGTATCGCAGCGGCCGTGCGTTCGCCATGCCGCGCATAGATCCTCGCGACGGCGGCGCCAGGGCGGGTGCGTGAGAACTCGCCGAAGATCCACGTGCGCACTTTGGCGACGCGCGGGTCATCCCATCCGCCCCACAGCTCGGCCGCAACCCAGCAGTGCATGATCTCCGCTCCGGTTGCGGCTCCCCCGATCGCGCCGACCGCGCCCGCAAGCGGCGCCATCCAGCTTTCATTCTCCTGCGCGATCTGCGATGCCGTGGTTCCTTCGTCCGCGCCGGCCGTGTTCGCAACGGATGCTGCGCCGTTCGGGTTGAGCAGGCCCGCGGTGCCCTCAAGGGCATTCGTCGCCTGCGTGAATTTGTCGTAGCCGTGCTGGAAGCCCGCCTGCTTGATCTGCAGCTGCTCCTGCGAGAGCGTTCCGGCCGCGCCGGTGCTGACCTGCTCCTGCTGCTGGCGCTTCACGCCGCTGGGCAGGTAGTCGTTGCCGCCGCCCTCTGCCGCCTGCTCCTCGCGAAGCGCGGTTGAGGCCGATTTGTAGTTCGTGCCAACTCCTTCCATCGCCTCGGTGTTGAGCGTCTGGTCTTCCGGCTCCGTGTAGCCGTACTGGTCCGCGCCCTGCTGCAGGATCGGCTGGTAGACAGACTGCATTTGCTGCAAAATCTGCTGATCTTCGCCATACTGCTGCTTGTCCTGCTGCTGGAGGGTCGAGTAGAACTGCGCTTGACTCTCCTGCAGGTCGGTTTGTGCCTGAGTTGGTCCGCACATGGCCTATTTGTCCCCCTGTAACCCGTCGTGTATCGCCTCGTGGAGCGTTTCCCGTCCTTCGGTGGCATCATTGGCCTCGGAAAGGGGCTTTGGCGCGTCCTTGGGCTTGGGAGCGTAAATTTGCAGTCTGCGCGAGAGGGTTTCCGGTCGCTGCGCGAACCTCAGTCTGGCGACGGCGAAGAGACGCAGCAGCCGGCTCGTACTGTCGAACACAAGTTCCCCATAGCCGCGTGCGCCGAGCGCCATGTCGAGGAAGGCCATCCCTGCGGTCAGCGCCTTCCTCATTCGCTCCTGCTGGCGCTCCTCTTGGGGTGCGAACTGGATGAGTACGCGCGCCACTCGCTCCACGCGGAAAAAGAACATCTCGCCGCCGCGCTGTGTCAGCACGTAGCTCTCGATGCCGTTGCCCTGCTCGATCCAAAATTCAGGCGAAATTATGCCGCGATGGTGCTCGTCGGCGTTCGTCCATGCGCGCGCGCGATCCAGGTCTGCGGCCGTCGCCAGCCTCAGCTCGTAGTCTTCACCGAATTGGAAGGCCTTGGTCATGCCGCCTGCGCTTTCCTCTGCGCCATTCTTCTGCCGTAGATCGTCGTCGTGAGGATCTCGCTCGGCTGATCTTCCTTGGCGAGCTGGATCTTCATCTGCATGTGCCGGCACGTCGTCGGCTGTCCGTTTTGCATCAGGGAGAACGCGTCGTTGTAGAGCGTCTCGCTCGGCGGCAGCAGCGGAGGGTCTTTGGCTGTTGCGTCGAGCATAGTGAACTGACGCTCCGCGGTGGGATTTATTTCTCCCATCAGCACGCCTACGGTCGGCGCGGTGCCGACCTTCATCGAATCCATCGTGATCTCTGCAACCTCGGCCTGCTCGGTCGGCTGGCAGAGCTGGATGCTGCCCAGCGTGGCGTATGCGTCGTCATAAAGCGCGCCGTTGTCTGAGTTGACCGTGGTGTCGCGCTGAAGGATCGGGCCGCTCGATACCCAATGGCCGTCGACAGTGCCGGTGCCGGTCTCGGCGGTGGCCGCCTGGTCGGGAAGCGTGGTGGCGAACTCGAATGATCCGGTGCCGGCTGAGCTTACATAAATTGTCTTGCCGTTCAGCGCGGGCACGGTGGTCAATCCGGCGAGAATGATCGGCGTGTTGTCGAACGGCAGGAAAAGATTCGCGTGCGTGATGGTGCAAGTTCCGAAGGCGATCTCGATGTCGGTGATGTTGAGCACGACGTTCGCGGGCACTGGAGGGCCGACCAGCAGCTTCTTGACGCCTGGCATCACTTCGATGGATTGCACGGCGCTGGTCCCGCCCTCGATCGCGGCGCGCGGACTCCACACCGTTCCGCTCTCGGGCGGAGGCACCGCAGAAATGCGGAACCAGCCCACAGCTCCATCGGCGAGGATCACACCGGTGTCGTTGGTTCCGGCCGTGTGGTACGTCACAAAGGTTTTCTCCGGCGTATAGAGCGCCTGGCTGATTCCTCCCGTCGTCACCTTGACGAATTGGTCGCCGATCGCCTCACCGGTGTCTTCGCTCGCGGGGTCGGCCTGCGTATAGCCCGCATTGGGCGCGAAGCTGAGGAATCGGTAATCGGTGGTGAACATGTGAATCAGCGGGCCTGCCACGTCGAGCGCGTCATAGCTGAGGAGTCCGCTGCCCTGCGTGAATCGCTTCGGATAGAACGGCGAAGCGTTGCCGATGCCGGTTCCCCACACTGCCCACGGTCCGCCTGCGGTAAAGACGAGCAGCACGCCGTTCGGAAGATCCCACGGCTCAGACCGCGCGATCAGGTCCGGCATCGCAAACACGTTCGCTGGCGACCATGCCTCGTTGCCGTTGCCGACCGTCGCGTCCGGGCCGGTGGCGAAGTATTGCAGATTGCCGACCGATCCCCACAGCCGCCCCATGTGCAGGCAGATGTTGATCAGGCCGAGCGGCGGCGGGTCGTTGGCTTCGTCGATCGCGCCCTGGATCTCGATGTCGAGGTCTCTATCGGCCTTGTTGTCGAGGAATGTCCAGAGTCCGCCGCTGCCTCCCGCCGGCGCGGGCACCGATCCGTCATAGAAGAAAGTCGAGCCTCCGATCGCGGTGCGGTAGATGTTGATGGTGTCGATCTGCGGATCATCGCTGCCTGGGCCTTGGTAGATCGGGCTGTGTCCTGCGCGGAAAGTAAACGTCGTCGCCGGCGAGAGATTGCTTTCGACGAAGTTGACGGAGCTGGAGAAGGAATACGCGACCTGAGAGGCGGCGCTTCCGGCCGTCGCATACGGTCCGGCATTGACCCATGTAGCGGCGTTGTCTGTCGTGAGGCCGGTCAGCGTTTCGTTGAATGTGGGGATGACGGCGCCGCTGATGCCGGCGATCTCAACGTCCTGGATAAAGCCGCCGGGGTCAAGGATGGCCTGCGCGAGCGAAACGGCTGTCGTAGCGCCGATGCTGTTCCACTCGGCGACCGGCCCGATGTTCTGCCAGATTGCCGTTCCATCGGAGATCTGCGCATTGAACGTGGGTGGCCACGCCGGAGCTGTCGCGCCGCTCAGTCCTGCCAGCACGCAGTTGAACGCATAGAGTGTGCCGGAGATGCTCACGACAACAATCGAGGTGGCGGCGAAGAGACTCGACGCATTCCATGCCGCGTTGATGGTTCCCCACTGCGCCGATCCGTCGTTTGTGTTGCCGCCGATCGTCGGATTGAAGGTCGGCTCGGCCGCGCCGGTGACGCCAGCCTGCGTGAGGATGGCGAACGTCGTCAGGTCGGCGGCGTTGTAGGTGATGAGATTCGGCGAGTAGTACGTCGACGCGGTCCATGCCGGGTATGGGCTTTGCACTGGCGCCTGCGCCACGCTGGGCGCGACGGTCGGCGAATCGGTTCCCCACTTCTCAAGGGCGCTGCCCTTGTTGATCCAGATCACCGTGCCGTCTGTGGTCGGCGTGCCTGGTATAGCCGAAAATGCAGGCAGCGTGTTCCCTGAGACCCCGGTCGCATTCGAGTTGATGCCGCCGCCATAGACGACGCCAGTATCTGTGCCGCCCGCGAAGAAAGTTGCGCCCGAAACCAGAAAGCGGATGTTTCCAGCGCCGAGATTGATGACCGGGAATGTGCGCCCATTGAACTGCGAGGCGTTGTCGAGGCCCTGCACGGTCAACTCCTCGCCGTCCGCGAAAGGCGAGACGCCGCCGACCAATCCAAGGTTGAAGCGATTGAAGACTGGCGGGAAGCCGATCGGGTGCGGGCCTGCGCTGATGCTGCTGAAATTCACCACGGCCGACGTATAGGCGAATGCAACTTGAATATCTCCGTTCGCGTCGAGCACGCTGTCGCCGGCCGAGTACTCGGTGTTGGCCATCCAGCTCTTCGTCGGCAGTGTCCATTTCAATTGCTCGACGCCGTCGCCCATGTAGAGCGTGTTGCCGACTGACTGAAAGTAGGTCTTGCCCGCGCCCGCCTGCTTGAGGTAGATGAGCGTTTTGGTGTTCGGACCGGTACCGTCATAGACCGCCGCGGCCGTGTCCACAATCACGCGGATCCGCGTCTTGCCGTCGACCTGCGTGCGGAAGCCATACCAGCGGCCGACCGGCAGAAACGTCGAGGTGTTGTAGGCGGTGTGCCCTGGCCGGCGAATCAGCGTCATCTTCGCGCTGACCTCCATGTTGAGGCCGTCCCAGATTGAGTCGTAGCGGCCGGCCTGGTAGAACTTGCGTTGCAGGTAGGGCACCATCGCATCGCGCAGCGGGTTGCGGTTGGTGTCGAGTCCGGTAAAAAATTCGTCGGTGGTCAGAGGCGCGTAATCGCTGCCTTCGTGATTCGCGCCGGCCGCATCGAACGGGCTTCCCATCTACTCACCCATCCTGGCCTGCGTGCCGGTCGATACCTGCGCCTGGCTGCGCGCGGCCGTCTTCATCACGCTCTCCCAATGACCCATGAAAATGTTCGTGCGCACCGCGTCGAGTCCGTCCTGCAGGCCGAGTAAACGCGCGATGAATTTCTTCTCCCAATAATCCGAACGCGCGTCGTTGACGAGCAGCGATGTGATGGCAAGGAATCCGAGGTTGAACACGTAACCCATCTCTTCGGGTAACGGGGCGAGCGGCTGCGCAAGCGAGTAGAGGCGCGCGGCGCGGCGCTGGTAGTCGCCCATGACGGTATACGCGGCGTTGGGCATCTGCTTTGTGCGGAACGTGATGTTGCCCTGGCCGTCGTCGTACTGCGCTGCGAGGTGCGTCGGCCGGCTGGTCGATTGGCTCGCGGCGCGCGGCAGCGTGAGCGCGCCGCCGAGCGCGTAGCTCTTGTTGTCCTTGTCGAGGATCCACTGCGTCTCAAGGAAACCGAAGTCGGGCAGCGAGAGCGTGTAATCGCACTCGGGCAGTTGGATCGCGGCCGGCGCCGCCGTGGGGAAAGAAAAGGTGCCGCGATTGAATCGCCATACGAGAGGCGCGCCGAAGATCGTCTGCAAGATGAGATTGCCGGTCTCAAGCGCCGGCTCCATGTTGTCGAAGTCGAGCGGCTGATTTTTGAGAAACGGCCTTGTCCAGTTGATGGCGTGCTGGAGAGTCACCACGGCCTCCCCGGATCGCGCGGGTTGCGCGTCCATCCGATCGTCGGTTCGACGATGCGCGTCTCTGGATAGAGTCCGAAGGCTTCGGGTTCGCGGTTGCCCTCCTGCATCGCGACTGGAATGCTCGCCAGCCAGTCCTTCTTCATCTGCTCGAACTGCGATCGCGTTTTCGCGTCGTCGCTGTAGCCGTAACTGTAGGCCTTATAGCCCTTGCGAAAGTAATGCGCGTAGTCGTCGGGGATGGGCGCGAGCGAGTTCTGCAGCGCCGTGAATCTTTGCGCGCATTTCTGATACTTCACCGTCACCTGATACACCGGTCCGGTCGGTGGCGCGTAGTCCTGGATGCGGAATCCTTTGCCTTCCGGATCGCAGACCGTCCACACGCAGGTGCCATCGTTGATCGTCGAGCCGGGCTGCGCGCCGGCCGTGGCCGCATAAGGCTGCGTCGCGCCCGTCGTGCCGAACGTGGTCAAGAGAAGAATGTTTCCGTTCTTGTCGATGAAGGCGGTCGGGCCATTCTGGATCTGCGAGGCCGCGGTGATGGGCGGCGTATAGACCGAGGCGGGGCCCGGCCATGTGCCGAAAAGCATCTGCTTGTTGTAAATCCAGCAAACGCGCCGTGGCCATGCGCCGGGATATTGCGAGTAGTTGCTGCGCGCCGGCGCGAGGTCCTGCGCAGAGACTACCTGGCCGTTCGGCTGTGGCTTCGCGGTGTTGTTGATGTCAACCCACAGGCCGTCTTCGATCCATCCGATGTCGTAGACCATCGGAAGCGGGTAATCCTGCTGGAGGCTGTTGGTGTAGAACGGCGCGGCGTTCTTTGAGTTCCACTTCCAATTGAACTTGGCCGAGAGCAGCTCATTCATCACGTCGTCGCCGATGGCGAGTGTCGTGGTCTCGGCATAGCCGCTCGGTTTTGCCTGCGGGGATACGTCGGCCATCGATGAGACGACGTCGACCACGTCCTGCAGTTGCACCGTTGAGCCGCCCGCCATGCCGTTCCCCTCTTACTCGACGGCGCGCAACCTGGTTGAGCTGCGCGCCGTCATTCTTGCCATTGCCTACACCGTCGCGGCGGTCCCGTCGTTGTGCTCGGTCCATCCGACGTTGCCCTGCGCCTCGGCGCCATACTCAAGCGACGGGGCAGGTTCAACATATAAAGTGCTGTGAATGCCGTGATGCTTCAGCTCGGCTGCGAGCGTCTGGATCTTGGCGTCGGCCGAGTTACCTGCTTGCTGCCTGGCCTCAAAGTGAGCGATACGGTCCTCAGCGGCCGTGAGACGCTCCCACAATTTTTTGATCTCTTCTTCCATTGGCGACTTCGCGGACTCGCGCAGCTCGGCAGGGAGGGACCGACCCTCCTCACCGGGATTTGCTCTGGCGATTCTCCGCGACCTCCTTTTTCCTATGAATTTGAACCACATTTTCGACTTCGCACCTCTGGCGTCGCCGCCAAAGCTTCTTACAGAATGGTCGGGTGGACCGGGTCGCCCTGCTGGTTCTCAAAGCTGAAGGTTGGGCCGCCCATCGCCTTGATGCGGGCCTGCTTGATGAGCTGCAGCGCCTCTTTCCACTCCTCGGCCTGGCGCAGGTATTCTGCGGGGTTGGCCTTCTTGAGGCGCGGGTCGGGCGAGTCCCACACCTTCGGGCATCGCGTGCATAGCACTCTGCGCATACCGCCAATGGGCAGGTCGGTAACAACGATCGCAGGAATGCCGTCGCCGTTGTAGATGTCCTCAAGTCCAAAGCCGCCGAGCCGGTGCTGGCACTGTGCGGCCGTCTGCCGCTCGCCGAATTTCTCGCCGCGTAGCGATGCCTGCGCAGCTGCGTGCTTGCGCGCTTTCTCTGCATCGGTCTGGTCGAGCTTCTGCATCTCGCGCTTCGCGAGCTTCAGCTGGTGCTCTTTGATCTCGCGGTCGAGTGTTGCGAGTTCGGTGTCGATCTGCTGGTCGGTCCGCGATGCCGTGGCCTTCTCGCCTCGGATCTTCTTCGCGGCCTTCTTTGCTGGCGATGCCGCCTGCGGTGTCTCGTTTGTCTGGTCTGCCATCGTGCCTCCGGTTTGTTCGGTACTGCACCCGGACGCCTCTGCTTCTCTGGTGTGAGGCGTCCGGGTTGGATCATCCGTTGTTGCGTTTTGATCTAGGTGTTCTGCGGCACGAAGTCGAATGCGCGCAAACGCATCGTCGTGTCGGGCGGAAGGCCCCATGTGCCGACGATGTTGTAGCTGGTGCCCGCGCCGATCAGGGCGGCGGGATCGAAGGAGCTGCCCATGCCATAGTTGCCGCGCCACAGCTTGAGGTTCTTATGCTCGCCGTCGCCTATCGAGGTCTTGCCCGGACGCTCGATGCGCACTGCGATCACTCCGTCCTCGCCGACCACATAGCTGCGGATGGCGATGCTGCCGCCCGACCAGCTCCGTGTGCCGGAGGTAAGCGCCGTCGTCTCGAAGAAGGTCACGCCGCCGAAGCTGATGACTTCGTTCTCGCCGTTCGGAGCGGGCAGCTCCTTGAGCGCCATCTGGCCCTCGATGGTGTGCTTCATGATGTCGACGTAGCTGTTGTTGCTGTTGTCGACCATCATGTCGGTCACAAAGAACGGATGGATGAGGGCGCCGAAGCGGTTCATGCCTTCGAGTGGCTGCACGTTGCGCCCGCGCATTGAGCCGGCCGCTTCGACGAACGTGTTGCGCGTGATGCTCGTCGTGTTGTTGGCCGCGTCGAGCGCTCCCACGCTGGTGTCGATCGTGCGCGCGAAGTCCATCTGTGCGAGGGTGAGCTTCTGGATCGTCAGGCCGCATCGATATGCCAGCTCGCGCTCGACGTTCTCAACGAGCGGGCTGATGTCGGTGAGGACAAGCAGGTCTGAGAAGTTCACATAGTCTGCCCACTGGCCCAGCGTATAGAGATTGCTCTGGCCGGTGACGACGATGCCGGGGCCGACCGATCCTTCGGTGGCTTCCTGCGTGTTCGCAGGCAGCGGGTTCCACATGCTGTCCTGCCACTTCTGACCGGCCTTCGCTGGCATCTCGCGCCGAGAGCAGAGACGCTGTGCCGGCGTTCGACTCTTGAGGTTCGCGACATATTTTGCGTTGTAGTGGATCACGTTCGCGGCCGTGACAGAGTTGCCGCTGTTCATGGACGCGGGGCTTGCCCCATCGTTGAACGCGAACCCGTTCGCCTGTCCGCCCGCGCAATTCAATGCGTGCGCTAGACCGGCGGTGATGCCGATCAGCGTTGCCCATAGCCATGCCAGGGCGAAGCGGAGAAACATCACCACTCCGTTGCCCACGGCAGTTGCATATCTTACCTGCGACTGCTTCATTTGCTCCGCCTTCGCCGTCATGCGGACGGCGCGCCCTGGCCTGAAAATTTCAGGCGCCTTTCGCTAGGACCTTCTCCACCTCTTCACGAAATCCGGTCTCATGCTTGAGCCGATGCAGATATTCGTCGGTTCCGGCCATGTCCATGACTTCGCTGTAAGTGAATTTCAGTCCGCCTGCCGCCGTTCTTGCGCCGCCAGCCGATAAGGTGGATGGGCGTACTCCGGTGGTTGCTCTCGGCCTCGCCGGCTGCGGAGCGACAGGCTCTTCCGGCGGGGTTGCAGCGGGTGGTTCCTCTGTCGGCTTGGATTCTAGCGCATCCATGCCGACAAGCTCGTCAAAACTTTGCTGGAAGTGACCGAGGGTAACTGGCGCGCCATCAGCAAGGACGTAAGCCCCGTCGCGTAGCAGCTTCGCGTTGCGCGGGGATGGGTAGTAATCCTCGTTGGCATCCATAAAGGCCCTGACGACTCCGCGCATACGGTTCAACTCCGCGTCGTCGCGGTCCTTCCGCTCCTGTTCGTCGAGGTCCGTACCCTCGTCTTTGAGGAGTCTCTTGATCGCCTTGCCGGCTTTCGCCGGATCGTCGAGGTCCGCGACGGCCTGGATCACTTCGCCAGTCGTCATCTTGCCCGGAGCTCCACCAGCTGGCGGTGTCGCGCCAGCTGGTGGCGTCGGTGCTTCCGGGCCGGACCGGGGCTTTAGCTCCCGCGTCTCTCGATAGAGCCTGCCGTTCTGAACCTGCGTGTTGCCGTACATCGCCGCAACCTTGTCGAGCATTTTTTCTTTGCTCTCGGCGTAGACGCTCTGCGGCTCCGGCCGGCCGTCCTCGAAGTCGAACGCGATGCCGACCATGCCGGCCTTGCGGTGTCCAGCTGGGAGCGGTTCTCCATTGTTGAGCCATTCGTATTTCATCGCTTCATACCTCCGGGGGTGGATCGAGTGCGCCGAATGCGACATGTTCGCGACGGCGCCGCGCGAGGTCTGCTGGATTGGTGGGAGTGCGGTCGGCCCTGGCGAGCATCTGCAGCTCGAAGTCGACGCCGCTGTTGAGACACTCCATAAACTGCTGTGACATCGAAACGTATGCCCACTTTTGCGCGATCTTGTCCGCGTTGGCGAGCGGATCGAGCGCGCTGATCGTGAGCGCGGTCTCGCGCGCGGCATCGATGTACGCGTCGGCGATCTTGCGCAGGACGATGTAGCCGGGCGACGCCAGCATCGTCTTCAGATGACGCCGCTCGGCTTCGGTGATTTCGAAGTCGAGCGGGTCGCGTTGTGCGGTCTCGGCCATTGCGGGCTACTTCTTCGCCTTCTTCTTTGCGGCTTTCTTTTTTGCGCCGCTCTTGCGTGCGGTGTTGAGCGCGATCGCGACGGCCTGCTTCTGCGGCTTGCCGGCGGCGATCTCGGTTTTGATGTTCTTGCTGACTGTCTTTTTGCTGCGTCCTTTTGCGAGTGGCACTTCGGTAGTCTCCTTTGGGTTTACGCGCCGGCGATTGTGCTTGGCCCTTGGCCGGCGAGAGTCTTTTCATCGTTCGATCGTTGCAGCAGTCCCTCGGCGCGATCGAGCGGGATACCCGCCTCGTCGCGCTCAAGCGCTTTCTCTGCAACTGTGGTCGCGAGGTCGTTCTGCGATTTGCGGTCCGCGAGGTTGAGGGCATTGTCGCCCTTGATCTTCTCGACCGTCGTTGCCTCCTGCACCTTCGCGTTGGGCGCATTCATGGTGAGCACCATCTGCTTCTCCTGATCCGTCATCGGCACGATGATCTGGTCCTCGATGCGGAACTCGCTGACCTGGAAGAGCACGTCGAGGATGGTGTCGAGCGAGATGGTCTTGCCTTCGTTGTGGAGCTGCTGCAGCAGTTGCGGCTGCTGGAAGATCTCCATCAGGTAGGGCAGCTGCTGCGCCATGGCGACCTTTGCGGCCAGCTTCGCCGCGGCGAGCATCTCAATCTGGATCTCGGCCGACATGAATTCGTCGGCGTCGAAGTCCTTCATGATCTCGGCGGCGAGTTTGCCGTTGAGGATCTGCAGCACCTCCTTGGTGGGCATGTAGATCTTGCACATATCCACCAGCATGTAGAGGAAGGGAACCAACAGCCCGAGCTCGATGTTCTCGACCGGCGTCTGCACGCGGCTGTCGGCCTTCGCCGCGATGCGGCCGGCGCCAGTCGCGGTGCGCGCCGCGCTCGATCCTTTGCCCTGTAGCTGTCCTTGCATGAAGGTCGCGTCGGCGCCGCTCGTTTCTTCGCTCGACGTTTTCGAGTACTGGATCATCTGCCAGGCCTCGGGCGGAATCTTCGGCATCTCCATCACGCCCATTGCCTTGCGCACGTCGTCGCCGGTGACGGCAAAGAAGCCGCCGGCGCGTATGGTGCGGTTTCCGGTCGGCGCATTCTGACCCATGATGTGCAGGATCGCCGGGTTCGCCTGGTACGCGAGTAGGTTGAGCGCGTGGTCGAGCGTGCCTTGCTCGATGCGCTGGTCGCCTCCAACCAGCTTGCCCATGCCCATGCCCCATCCGGTGTTGAGCTTGCTCCGCCAGTTCGCAGTGAAGTGCGGGATGCGGCCGAGACGGTGTTTGTCGTTGCGGATGGTGACGGTGCGGCTGTTGAAGCAGAGGCAGGTCATCACGCGGCTCTTGTCGTGCCGCTCAAGCATCATCATCGGCTGGCCGAGAGGGTCGGCGGTGGTTGGCCGGCTGCGTTCCTCGGCGTGCGAGACTACGCTGCCGCCGAGCGAAAGGCTGCGCTCGGTGTCCGTGCCGCCTTCGGCGCTCGCCTCTTTGTTGTGAAAGAAAAACGCCTTGAGCGCCTCGGCATCGGGGATCTTGTAACAACCCTCGTTGCGCATCCCCTCAAGGTCCATCCACGTTGGATAGTCGATGTCGACTACAAAGCCGCAGAGGTCGGGGCGGTTCGGCGTGCGCCAGCCTGGATCGAAAAGCGTCGTGCCGAGCAGCCGGTTTTCCAGCCATGGATAGCTTTCCTCGATCGTCTCGTCGACTGTTTCGTAATCGAGGCTCTCTTCCGTCGTGACCTTTGTGCCGCCCAGCGGGAGGGTGACGTCTTCCTTCGAGGCCTTCGCTTTTCTCTTACGCACCACGCGAGGTCGCTTACTCCACCCGCCTTTCCATACGCCGGTTCCGTGCAACGCCTGGCTGCTTATACCGAGGCCGGTCCAATACTGGAAATCCATGCGGTCGAGCAGTGTGTCGAGCAGCGCGGTCCAGCCCTTGACGGATAGCTCGCTGGTTTTGCCGCGTGGCCGAATAAGGAACGGCGGCTTCTGCGCAAAGAGCGCGTTCTTCACCGCGTCGCCCATCGTGTTCGACTGGTTATTTACGGTGTAGCGCGGCACGCGGGCGCGCGTCGGATCTGCGAGGGAGTCGAGCAGCGGCACGTCGTAGAGAATGTCGTTCTCGACCCATTGCTCTGAGAACATCTCGCTATCGACAAAGACGCGCGCGCGGTTGTAATCCTGCACCACGAGGCTTGCCGCCGCCGCGTCGTCATACTCCGGCAATTCACCCGGCGCCAGGTTACGCGTGTAGACCTGTCCCATGGTGATTTCGGCAAACCCGTTGTAGCCGACCGGCATTGCCTTGCTGTCTTCAGCCATTCAATCCTCCGAGCATGGGCCGAAGACCATAGCTGCGCGCCTGCACCGGCTCGGGCGCTTCGATGGCGGCTTCGACCTCGGCCGCGCCGCCCTCTCCGTAGATTCTGCTATACCACGCATTGTCTTTCGCGACCTGATGCATCACGCGATCCTCTTCGGACACGTGGCCTTTGAACGTCGCGATCGGAATGCGCAGCGCGAGTCGGCTGATTACGTCGACCAGGCCATTCGACTCGACCATGCCGAAATTCGTGAACTGGTTTTGCAGTTCGTCGCTCTGTCCGCTCCACGTTGAAAACCACAGTCGGCCCGCGCGCATCATCGGCTGCAGGTTCTTCATGCGGCCGCTGCGTATCGCGTCGTCCATCTCGAACTCCGGCCGCTCGATGCGCAGGCTCCAATTCTGCCTCGTTGCCTCGTTGTAGATGTGTGGAATCATCGACTCGCTGCCGGGTGTGTTCTCGATCACAACATCGCCGCATTGGGCCTTTTTACAGCCCCGCACGATGCGCTCACATAGCTCGGTCGGGGTATAGACTCCGCGCCAGGAGTCGACGACGTAGACGCGTGAGCCGGCATAGAGGACCGCCGCGCCTTCGGCATAGCGCGCCATGTACGGCTTCGCATCGCATTGCAGCCGCCAACAAATCTTCACGTCGCCGGTCGCTGGCACGCGCTCGCCGTCGAGTGTCGCCTGACGAAATGCGGCGGCCGGGAAGAGAGAGACGCCGCCTCCCTGCGGATCGTTTTGCTGCTGGCACATGAAAATGCGATAGTCGGCGCGGAATTTCGAGCGCAGCGACTTGTAGGGCAGCATCTCCGGAAACAGCAGGGTCATGTCTTCTTCGGCGGGGAACTCGCCCTCGACCAGGCGGTCTCCGCTCTTGACGATCAGAGAGGACCGGATGAGCGTCTTCCACTCGCCCTCTTCCATCGTGTTCAGCATCCGCCCGTAGGCGTCGAAAGGGTGGTAGCGCGTGCCGCGCACATTGGTGTAGCCGCCGGTGCGCAGCGTGTTCGCGTTCGTGGTGTAGGTGTTCCACACGCGCTCGCGGCTGGCGTCCGATGCGTCGAGGCCGCTGTTCTCGGTGTCGACCATATCGTCCGGATTGATGATCCATGGGTGCCAGCCGGACTGCGCCGAGCCGACCGAGGTCGAGTACAGCGTCGGCTCGATCTCGTCGCGTGTGGAGCTGGGCGCGCGGTAGGTGGCGCGCGTCTTTTCGATCACCAGCTCCGGGAAGATGCGCTGGAAGATGGTCAGGTAGCCGTTCTTGGCTTTCGTGAAGATCTTCGCGGTGCGCCTGGTGAGCGCGGCGCCGAGCGGCTGTGTCGCCGTCTCGTTGACGATGGTGATGTCCGGGTCCGTGCATATCCATTGCACGGTGTCGATGATGCCCCAACTGGTTTTGAAGGTGTGGCGCGGGTCGAGGTGCATCCGGTTCTTGATGGGGTGCTGGTCCTCGATCTTCCGGCCGGGACACTTCTCGACATAGAGGTCCTTGACGCGCTGGTGAACGTCGAGGCGGAAGTCGTCGAAGCCGAGCAGCGGCGCGAGAAAGAAGCCGTCCGTGATGCATCGGTGCCGCAGCTCCGCCCTGTAGTCGGCGTCGGAGTCGATTCGCTCACGGTTGATGGAGGCGATATCGACGGAGATCGCCAACCGATGGCGCTGACTCTCCGTCAACTCGCTCAGCTCGTCTTTCATGGCCTGCGTCCTTGCGTGTTACCCGGCAGGTTATTCCGCTTCCTCGGGCGCGGGTGCACCTGCGCCCTGCTGACCCTGCGGAGGCGGCTCCTGGGCTTCCTCGTCGCCGGCGCCCTCGGGCAAATGCTCCATCATGTGATCGGCTACGTCCTGCTTGTTGGCGGCAGTGTAGCCGTAGACCTGATGATGCGGCATACCATTCTTGTCCTCCATGTGGTGCTCGATATGGTGGGTGCCGTCGCCCTTCTGCGGCCTCACGCGGATCTCTGCCAGTCGCAGACCCTTGTGCGGTGCCTTCTTCTCACCGCCCTTTTTCTCGTGCTTCTCTTCGGTCTTGGCTTTCTTTTCCGGCTTGCCGGCCAGCTCCTCGGTGCCTACGGTCTTCATATCCTCGTTCTCCTGTTGCGCGGCAGCTCGCCCGGCGTGGGGCGAGCTGCTTGCTGCATTGCGTGCTGCGTTGGAAGGGAAGAGTTAGGCGATCTCGAACTGCTCAACGATGATCTGCGCTCCGGCCGCGCCCGCGCTTTGCGTGCTGGTCAACAGGAAGCCGATCACTGGATCGTTGGCGTTGCTGATGCCTGTCATGACCGCGCTGAACGCGGCGTCGGCGACGATGACGTTGTTGATCATGAATCCGACCTTGCCCGTCATCTTGCCGCTGGTGCTGTCGTAGATCACGTCTTTCGCGTGCATGACGAAAGGCGCGGTCGCCGTGTTCTGCGTGACGGCGCCGGACGTGCCGAGGGCGGTGTCGTTGCCGAGGGTCGCTGCTGTTCCTGCCTGCAAGATCGCGCTCGGAACACCGTAGAGCTTGAGCGTCGTGGTGCTGGCGGCGACCGTTTGGATCGTGCCGGCCGCAATAATCTCAAACGCGGTCTTTTCGAGGATGGCGTTTGCTGGCACGATGACCATCAGTGGCAGCGACGCCACGCCGGGAAGCAGCGGGTTCGGAATTGCGACCGGATTCATGACCACGACTTCGGTCGTTACAGCGGTGGCTTGCAGCGCCGGCAGCGCCGATGATGGCGTCGGGCGGAAGATCGTCGTCCTTGACATTTTGCGTCTCCTGAGCCGCGCCGTCCTTGGCTGGCATCGGGATGACGGTTTCATTTTTGCGGTTTAGAGTCAATAGCCTTTACGCGCTCGGACTTCTCTCGATACGCAGGCACGATGCCGGTCGTGGTAAGAGACATGCGCGGCACGACGGCCTCGGTGCCATCCTCGTACCGCACGCACGCGCGGCCGAAGCCTTCGGCTAGAACGGTGCAGCGCTGGCCTTTGCGCTTGACCTTTGCGGTGTGCGCGTCCCATCGCACCACACGCTCAATCGCCTTTGGTGTCGTATCCATCGTCGTTCGGGACCTCGGCCGGGTGATCCTTTTGGTACTGCGTGAGAATTGCTAGGACCTGGTCGAGCTCGGGCGTCGGGTCGTGTGGTTTGTCGAGGCCGCGGGCACCGAAGCCTAGATCGGCCATCTCGGGACGCAGGTCGACTAGGTAGCGGCGTCCCTGCATGATGGCACGCACAAAGTCTTTGCGCGGCACGCTGGCCTTGGTCACTACCAGCTCGTAGACCTCGGGGTAAGCCAGTTCCGGATATCTCTCTTCCCATCGTTTGAACTTTGTCCAGGATCGGCGCTGCGATGGCGTGCTGCTGCGATTGCAGAAGCGGCAGAACTTCGTAGAGACGCGCCGCTTTCTCATGCGCGCGTGGACCTCCTGGCACTTCTTTGAGCACGTCACTGCGCGCTGCTTCACGCGCTCGGCTGGAATCTCTACCTTGTCGACCACGCAGTACGTTTTCATTCTCAGGATGTCTTCATCGGCCATGGTTCTCTCCTTTTGGGATGTTCTCGAATTGCCAGCCAAGCTCGCGATGCCAGCGCACACCCACAAAGTTGTATTCCGGAAAGTGCTCCGCAGCGACTTTGATCTTTACTCGTGCGTCGTCTCTCCAAAAACCCTTCGTCTCGTGCATCTCGATCGCTCCGCCGGCGAGCACCACGGAGAAATCGACGTTGTAGTAGGTCCGCTGCGCAAGGCGCAATTTCAGTGGCTCAAACTTCCAATGGAGGATCTCTCCCGCCTGGCGCCGCAGTTCAAGATGCTGCGAGTACTTCGTTTCGAGTTTGTTCATCTCGCCGGCTTTTGAGGAGCTGGGCTTCGCCGCCTCGCCGATGGCTTCTGCGTTGCCGCGAAACACGTCGGTCGCGACGCGGTGGGGTGTGGACTTTACGCCCGCGCGCCGCGCTGATTCAGCACATGCCTCCTGCCAACTCGTCGGCTCCGATGTAGTTTCAATCGATACCTCCGTATTGATATTTTGTTGACATTTTGTTTCCATCACCATAGAACTCTCTCATGGCTAAACCTACTCGTCAAACACCAAATTCAGAGGGCTCAATACAGCTCGGATTTCGCGGCTCTGCACAGGAGCAAATACTGCTGAATCATGCCGCCAAACTGCAAAATCGCAGTCGTAATTCATTCCTCAAGATTCACTCCCTGCAAGCTGCGCGCGCTGTGCTGAAAGAGAACGGCGTTGACGAAACTAGCCTCTTCCCGAAGGCTTCAAAGGTAGTGCGCTCACGCGCAAAGGCGGCGTAGCCCCTTGGCTTTACGCGGCGTTCCCGAACACCCGAAATTTGCTGCGCTCAAGGCCAAGTTGTCTCTCTCGAAATTCGAGGGTATGGGGCTGCTTGAGACGCTGTGGCACTTCACTGGTCGCTACGCACCACGCGGCGACATCGGCCGATTCCCCGACGAGCAGATCGAAGCGTGGCTGGAGTGGAAGGCGAAGCCTGGCGCGGCGATCGCTGCGCTCATCGACACCGGATGGATCGATCATCACCCGAAATACCGCCTCGTCATCCACGACTGGCACGAACACGCCGATAACACGACGAAAAAACAGGTCAGTCGCCGCGCTAAGACGCAGCTAGATAAAGGTTTATCTGTCGATTGGGTATTCGTCGGTCTGGAGGGCCTTCCCCTCAGGATGTCCGGACACCGTCCGGACATGTCTAGCACAAACGGTAATGTGTCACGTCCCCCTGCCCCTGCCCCTGCCCCTGCTCCTGCCCCAGAGCCAAATACCCCCTCGACTACGTCTCGGGGGAAGCGCGCCGCCGAAAAGCGCGGCACGCAGGCCCCGGAAGTGCCGGGAGGCGAAGAGGTTGCGAATCCAACACCTGCATCACGGAATGGGCATCCCTTGGCATCGGAGGCGAGTCGCATAGCCGACGTACCCAAGAATGAGGCCGGACGCCTCCTAGAGCCGAAACCCAACGGGTTACAGCTATCCGGTGGAGGTTCCAAAAGGCCGCATCGCGTTGCCTCATCCGACGCTCGTTTTGTCGATTTTCGGGACCACTTGAAGGCCTATTATGGCGCGGTCAACAGGCAGTCTGCGGGATCTACTCCATGGGGTAAGGTCGAGGACCGCGCTCTCTCCGATCGGCTGCAAGCTGAGCCGTCGCTGACACTGGACGATCTTGCGGTGCGCCTGGGCCATCTGGTGACGGCGGTGCGGATTTGCTCCGAAAAACCGAGGATGCGCAAGGGTGAGCATCGTGGTAATGTAGGGCCGCGAGACCCCTTGGCAGCTGTGATCCGCCGGCTACCGGAGTATGCGGACGGCCCGGTCGACGCGTTCGGCGAGAAGCTCTAAACCTGTTTCCACCTGTACGGACAGTGTCCGGACAGTGTCCGGACACGCGCCCCCCCCCCGCGCCCGCGCCCTGCCGTCCTATAAACCAAAACAGTGATTCGGTCAAGATGGCGAACAATCC